AATAAAATTGTAGACTTGAAGACAACTACTAGAATGCCATCACAGCCTACGGAAGCACAGAAACGGCAGATGGCGTTTTATTCTATGGCTTATCCAAACGATAGCGTGGACTTGTTTTTTGCTACACCAAAAGAGCATAAAAAATTTACGCTTGACAATTTAACTGTACACAAAAAACAACTAGAAAAAGTTGCGTATAGTATGCAGAAATTTTTGTCTATTAGTAATGACAAACATGAATTAGCTTCGTTTGTTTATCCAAACTTTGACTCTTGGACTTGGGGGTACAAGATGAAAGAAGAAGCTAAAAAGATATGGAAATAGAAAGGATAATTAAATGGATGAAAAAATTGAACTTGATGCTCTCGCAGAAGAGATTAACGCTACTGAACAGAAACTTAGCGAATTGCGTAAGGAATATCGTGACCGCAAAACTGCTGGCCTTCGTGCAGCAATTGAGGCACGTAATGAAGCAGATGCTTTGATTCGTGAAGAAATGAAATCACTAGGCACTGCGTATCAAACAAGCAGAACGTCCTTTGGCATTCCACTATGGCGAAGCAACTAAACTGTGCCTAATCACGCAGCATTTCGCGCAGCACGAAAGTATGGTTATAGGAGTGGGCTAGAACACAAGGTATCTATTTATCTTGACGAACTTAAAATAAAGTACGACTATGAGAAGTTAAAGATAGAATGGGAAGACCTTGCGTACCGCACCTACACACCAGACTTCGTGCTGTGCAATGGTATTATTATCGAAACCAAGGGCATGTTTACAGCAGCAGATAGGAGAAAGCATCTTGCAATTAAGAAGCAGCACCCCCAGCTTGACATCCGCTTTGTTTTCGAGAATAGTAGGAGAAAGCTACGTAAGGGTGCTAAGTCTAGCTATGCAGAGTGGTGTATCAAATACGGGTTCAAGTATTATGACCGCATAATACCGGAGGATTGGCTAAAAGAAAAGGGAAAGAACAAGCACCCGAAGTTCATCAAGTTTAATGGAACCAAAGTGAAAAGGAGATAACAATGAAAGTACAAATTGACGAAGGAGACTTCGTGATCCGTGTTCGTCCCTCAGAAGTAAACGGAGAGTGGACAGGTGAGATTGATATATCCATTATCACCCAATCTGGTAATCCCCTTGATGATGAGGGGTATACACAAGTCATGCATTTCTGTAAGATGATGTGTGCGACGGTGCCTTTGATGGAAGCAGATGAAAGTCTTCGTAATCTTGTACACAACTACGTGATGGAAGTTGTTGACAAGGAGGATGAAGATGTGCTAGAAGATGATGATGGTGTTATTATCACGAAAGAAGATGGTAATGTAGTACATCTTAGTTTCGGAAGTAAAACTAATGGCACAGCATAATGCGGCATGAGGAGTACATGAAAATGAAAGCTAAAGAATTAGACATGGTGAACAGTCCACCACACTACAACAAGGCTGGCATTGAATGTATTGATGCCATCCAAGCCGCTACAGGTGACGGCTATGAGTATTATCTACAGGGAAACATCATGAAGTACCTGTGGCGTTATCGCTACAAGAATGGAACTGAAGACTTGAACAAAGCTAAGTGGTATCTTGATAAGCTAATAGAGGAAGTAGAGGGATGCTATGATAAGTAATATATTTGTGCTTGTTATAAGCATTTGGGGCTTTGATGGTGACGAGTGGTTATACGTAGGAAATCAAATTGTATTAAATCAAGACATGACAGAACAACAATGTCACGAGATGGCAGATAACTGGTCTTGGTGGGAAACAAATGAGTATTATAGGTTTTCTATTGAGTGTCACTCAAAAGGTGATGAGACATGAACAGAGTTAAAGTCTTCATTACAATTGAGATAGACCCAGACGAGTACCCTATACCTGCCGACGAAGATGTTGGCATTGAAATTGAGGACGGTATACGTGAATACTTTTATGATGTTGACGGTGCCAAAATCAAACATATAAAAACACTAACGGAGTGACGCTATGAACAACTATTTACCTACGGACTATCAGAACTTTATTGCTCTTTCGCGGTACGCCCGATGGAAGGAGGATGAACAACGTCGTGAGACTTGGGGAGAGACAGTTGCACGATACTTTGATTACATGAGCAAGCATCTTAAAGACAAGCACAAGTATACCCTATCGGATGAACTTCGTGCGGAACTTGAGATGTCTGTGCTTAACCAAGACATCATGCCAAGCATGAGAGCATTGATGACTGCTGGCCCTGCGCTGGACCGCTGTCACGTAGGTGGATATAACTGTTCCTATGTGCCTGTAGATAACACTCGCGCCTTTGATGAGACTATGTACATACTTATGTGTGGTACAGGTGTAGGCTTTTCTGTGGAACGAGAGAACGTAGATAAGCTGCCCACTATTAATGAACACTTTGAAAACAGCGATACCATAATCAAAGTAGGTGATAGCCGTCCCGGTTGGGCAAGAGCATTGAGAGAGTTGATCTCGCTGCTGTACGCTGGGCAGATTCCAAAGTGGGATGTGTCAGAGGTAAGACCTGCTGGTGCAAGACTGAAGACATTTGGTGGTCGTGCCTCTGGCCCTGCCCCTCTTGAGGAGTTGTTCCAGTTTGTCATTGACAAGATAACAAACGCTGCAGGTCGTAGGCTCTACCCACTAGAGTGTCACGATATCATGTGTAAGATTGGTGAGGTTGTCGTCGTGGGTGGGGTACGACGTAGCGCACTCATCAGCCTGTCTAATTTAGGTGACACGCAGATGCGTCACGCTAAATCGGGGCAGTGGTGGGAGAACGAGGGACAACGTGCGCTTGCAAACAACAGCGTGTCCTATAAGTTCAAGCCAGACATGGATACTTTTATGCGTGAGTGGTTGGCTTTGTACGAGAGTAAATCCGGTGAACGTGGTATTTTCAACAGGCAGGCAGCCAAGAAGCAAGCGTCACTAAATGGTCGCCGTGATGCGGAACAAGATTTCGGATGCAACCCATGCAGTGAAATTATCTTGCGTCCATATCAGTTCTGCAATTTGTCAGAGGTTGTTGTTCGTGCATCAGACACGCAGCAGACACTGACAGACAAAGTTCGTCTGGCTACCATACTTGGTACATTCCAATCTACTCTGACTAACTTCAAGTATCTGCGCAATGTGTGGAAGAAGAACACAGAAGAGGAGCGGCTGCTGGGCGTATCACTGACAGGTATCATGGACAATGCTATGATGTCAGGTAAGTCAGCACATCTAGGTAATAATATTGCAGCCACATTAAATGCACTCAAGGAACAGGCTATCACAACTAACGAGGTGATATCCTTGCAGCTTGGCATTCCACAGTCAGCGGCTATCACCTGTGTGAAGCCGTCTGGTACAGTCTCACAGCTTGTGGACAGCGCGTCTGGCATTCATGCTCGTCACAATCCGTACTACATTCGTACAGTGCGTGGTGACAACAAAGACCCTATTACGCAGTTCCTTGTTTCTGAAGGTATCCCTGCAGAGCCAGACGTGATGAAGCCAGACAGCACAACAGTGTTCAGTTTCCCGATGAAATCTCCACACAGTGCGGTCACACGGTTTGATATGTCTGCCATTGAGCAGCTTGAACTTTGGCTCTTGTACCAGCGTCACTGGTGTGAACACAAGCCATCTGTCACTATCTCTGTCAAAGAAGAAGAGTGGATGGAAGTAGGCTCATGGGTATACAAACACTTTGATGAAGTATCGGGCATCAGCTTCTTGCCTTTCAGTGAGCATACGTACAAGCAAGCACCCTATCAAGACTGTAGTGTTGAGGAGTATAGTGAGATGCTGGAGCAGATGCCCAAGAAAGTAAACTGGGACTTGCTTCGTGAATACGAGAAGGAGGATACCACATCAGGCGGACGAGAGTTGGCATGCACGGCTGGTGTCTGTGAAGTAGTGGATATTGAGGCGGCATGATTGAGGGTGCAGATATGCCTAACTGGTGGCAGTGGTGGTTACTATTAGCCATCACTGTCAATACCGCTATCAATGTAGTTGTATTCTTCAAGCACAGGTTTAGGCAGAAGAAAAGGGTTGACACATGAATAAAAAAAGAGTAGTGTGGAAACAGGGTGATGGATGGATTCAATACAATCCTCCTCGTCACCACCCACAGTACGAAGAGTGGATGAAACTAAAGGAAAAGGAGAAAGAAAATGCTGATGAAAAAGTTCAAGAAAGATGATGTCACTAACTACACAAAAAGTGAAGCAGTCTTTGAGGATGGTGATTGGTGGTACAAAAGTCCTAGTGGATACCGTCAGCGCGTATCTACACATGCCGCTAAGAATAATAATCGTATGTTTCTGAACGGCAAGTATATCCCTAGTTCACATCCACTTCATAAGCCGGGACGATACAAGTCTCTAGATGATGCGTGGTCACACTCTAAGATTGAGAGTACAGAACTTGGAGAGGTATACATAGTCGTTAACGATGCATGGCCTGAGTGGGTTAAGGTTGGAAAAGCTGTATCATCTGAAGATAGATTGAATGGGTATCAAACCTCTTCACCTTTCCGCGACTACAGTGTTATTGCTACCTTAACAGCAGAGGATCGTCATGTTAAAGAACGAGAGATGCACAAAGCCTTCACACATTTTTCTAACGAACGTCGAGGTGAGTGGTTTAAGATTGACCGGGTAAAGGCGATCAACATCTTTAACGTACACGCCATGAATGAACTAAGCAAGGAGTTGCATAGTGAAAAAGCAAATGATACAGGCTCTTAAAAACCATGCCATCGCAAACATACACCTGCATAAAACCAATATTGATATATACTTTGCTAATCCCGCAGGTATAGGAGAACACTCCGACATTTTGGAATCAGTGCAGGTTGAGTTAGATAAAATTGCCTTGCATGAAGATAGACTAGCAATCCTACGAAACTGGCCGCAGGAGGAAGAAAGTGAACAAGAGTCTGGCTGATAACTTTACCGCAGGTTTTAAAGCCTTCGGCAGAGTGGAGCAGTTCGATAGTCCACGCTACGGTAAACGCTATCGGCAGGTAGCTAACCCCATGAAACCCAACACCACTCCTTACCGGGAGTGGCAACGGGGATGGGAAGCTGCGTACTTTAAGAATTTGGAGCAAATAAATGGACTTAGAACTAGAAGCTAAACAATGGATGAAGGAGAAATCAATGTATGGCATTACAGCTAAAGCATATCAACTAGCTGCGTGTGACACGGCCATCTTTCCTAAAGACATGGCTATGGAGTATCTCACTCTTGGCCTCACAGGAGAAGCAGGTGAGATAGCTAACAAAGTTAAGAAGTTTATAAGGGATGGTGCAAGTAAAACTTCACACAGCTACCTGACTGGCAAAGAATATGCAGACAAGCGCACACAGATTGCGTATGAGATTGGGGATGTGATGTGGT